AATAGTCATGCCCATATCTTTATTAGAATAAACGCCCCTATCCATCTTTCTATCCCAAACAACCTCTTTTAATATTCCTGCAGTTGTACCGGCTACAAAGCCCGTTAAAGCACTTAGAAACGGTTTGTCAATCATTTGATTAGTAACTTCGGCTGTTAGTATTGTTATTCCAAAACCAGCGTAAAAGTGTTTTGTTTTATCGTCTATCTGCGAGTTAACACAAATAGACGACAACAAAAATATAATTAATAATTTACCCACGTTTTTTTAATTCCTCATTTATAAATTTAATGTTAGCTTGTTGGGCTTCTATTGTAGCAAGTGAATCATAAACTAATGCTTTTAATTCAGTTGTAGAATAGTCTTCAATTTTCTTTTGTGTTGGTTCGGTTGCTGCAACTTCCTCAACTTTTTTTAAATCTGTTTTCATGCTGTAAATATAATAAAAATTAAGCTAGCAATCCTATGTTTCTTAAAGCCCTTACTACTTGTTCGATTGTATACCCGTCAAACGTACTTGACGGGTGGATTGTACCACCAGTATTTTGAACAAAAGTAGCAGCAGCCACAGCAGTAGTAGGTTGAACTATTGGTGTTGCATTCCAAAAAGATATTTTTTGTGTTGTTGCTGTTGCTATTTTTGTTCCTGTTGTTGTATCAAAAACTATATTAAAAGTGTCATTTATTTTTAAAGAACCTGCTAAACCTAAAGCATAATTATTAGTTATAGTTGCATTAGTACCAGCCGTTGCTGCTTCAACATATAGACCATAACTATTTGTCATAGTAGATGCCCCAACAAAAGCGGCTGTATTGGCTGTAAAGTAATTCCAATATTGATTAGCTACCGTTCCTGTTGCCCATTGCTTGTTTGAGCCTGTTATTTTAAAGTTAGGAATGTTAGTACTTAGTGTTTGATTTGTATTAGTAGGTGCTGTAAAATCAAAACTTATTAATGCTCCAGTTGTTTTAGTACCTCTTAAAACTAGCATGTTATAAGAGCTTAATGTATTCCTTACAGTTAAATCATCATAAGTATCTAAAAATAATGAGTTTGAATTTCTTCTTACTTGAACAGAACTATTATTAAATACAATTGTTGGCGTTACTGTTTGAATGGTCATTGAACCATTTGTAACAAATAAATTATAAGCAGAAGTTATTCCAGTTGATGCAAGTACACTTAATACACTAAACGTATTGCCAACATCTAAAACAGTACCTGATGAACCCCTTACAATTATTCCACCACCATTAGCACCTATTGCCCAGTTATTAGTTATAGTTGCATTAGTTCCAACGGTAGGGGCATTTACAAAAAGTGAATACGCATTAGTTATAGTACTTGCACCGACAAATGAATATGTTGGGCTATTAATTAAAAAACCATGTTGAGCCGTTACAGCACCTGTATTTCTTTGAAGTGTACCTAAAGTGAATGAAACAGTAGGAATATTAGCACTTGCCGTTTGAGTTGTATGATTAGCGGCAGTAAAAGTAAAGTTAGTAATAGCACCGCTTGATTGTGCTGCATTTGTAAATACTAAATTACCACTTACGCCTGTTACATTTGGAGTTATAATTGATGTCGTAAAAGTTGGACTAGTTCCAAAAACCAAAGAGCCTGTTCCTGTTTCGTCGCTTATTACACCTGCTAATTGAGATGAAGTTGTTGCTGCAAATACGCTTAAATTTTGAGCGTTAACAGCCGCTAAAGTTGTACCGCCTAATCCTGCTAAAGTGTAATTTGGAACGTTTAAAACGTTTGCAATTAACGTAGATGCCCCACTTGAACCTGTTGTTGTTAGTGAAGTCGCTGCCGTTCCTAATGTAGTTAAATAAGTTGAACTATCAACACTACCATCTGCTTTTAAAAACTGTGATGAAGTTCCGCCTGTTTTTATAAAGCCAGTTGTTTCAATCGTTGTTGTTGCAACATTTCCAGTAGTTAATACTTGCTGAATAGTTGCACTTGACGCACTTACCGTTGGTAAAAAAGACAAAGCACTTAAAGCCGTTACACCATCGCCCAACTTAAATAAGCCAGTCGTATCATGATAGGCAGGCTCACCCGCTTTTAATACCATTGCAGCGTTAGCGGTAAACCATGCCGTGTTCTTTGGATCGTATCTAAATTCTACTGTTGCCATTTATAAAGTTTGAATAATTGTTGCAGGTGCAGGGTCTGTTAATGTTTGTATTATTTCTTGCAATACCTCAACTGTGTAAGTACTATTAGGGTTAAGTGTTGCTATTACATTTCCGTTTTGGTCTAATATTGAAACTAAACCAGCCGTGTTATTATTAGGTGTTAAACAAGTTGAATGGTCATAATGTTGAACTACATTTAACTCAAAGCCCCATCCGCTTACATCGTCATCGTAAACTGATTGTAAAGGCTCTAAGGTTATACTTTCATTTACAGTACAATTATAAATACTTTGTAAGTCCGATCTAATTTGTGAGAATACTTCCAAAGCTACTTTCTGCATTTCACTCATTAGCACATCCATATTTCTGTTATCTTGGTGTACCAAGTCTAAAAATACAAAAGCAAAAGACGACGAATGTATGTTAATGTCTAATGTAACTGGGTTAACAGTTACTCCCATTAAAGGGTATGTTATTTCATTAGCAGCACCAAACTCAGGCACTCTATCAAACAAAAAAGTACCACTACTTAGTTGGTTGTGGTTTGTTTGTTTGTCTTTGAATAACTGTTTTAGTTGGTTTTGGCTTAACATTTGCTTTCTCGAATTGTTCTAATTTTTTAATATGTTCTTTTTTGATTCCCATTTATTTATATAAATATTTATAACAATCATCGCAGTCATTATCGTCAATCATAATACCGCTTGTAAAGTTGTTTCTATTCGGCATTATCTCATCACGCTCTACATTGCTAATGTATAAAGGATAGCTACTAACATATCTGTTTAAATAGTTAGTAACACGTTGTGCGTAAATCTCAGCTTTGTTTTTAGACCTATCCATTAAGAATTGAATCTCGGCTAAATCTGCGGCAGATGAATTTTCGCTATTCTTAATCATTACGCCTTTATTCATTAGCCTATACTTCATATCCGGCATAGCCTCCATTTTAGCATAGTGTAACATACAAGGCACAACTAAATCTAATAACGTTTGGTTTAAAACGGTTACCGTTGATGTGGTAACTTGGTTTAATACTTCGTTATATAAATTAGTACCTAATAAAGGAATAATATAAAAGTCTTGCACCTCTTGTAAAATTGGTGTTAAGATGGTCATATCAACATTTTTGTTTATGTTGGTATATTCCTTTAGATAGTTTTCTGATATTAATAAACTTGCCATTATTTCTTAGTTCTAGATTTAGTTATTGCTTTCCAAATGTGACGGCAATAAGCAGTTGTTTGTTTGGTCTCGGGATTAGTATAAAAACCACCTCTAAAAGACCAAGGATCTTCGCCAAACACATTAGTAATATCATCAATACCCTCACGTGTCCATGTTCTAAATTTACTTAACAAAAGCATTTTTTTGCAAAATGGTCTAGACGTTCCACCCTTTAATAAAGCAGGCGCATCAGGGCGTTCTACATATTTGTAAACAGTGTAAAGTTCTGTTTCAACTTCTGGCGTATTCGTTTCTAAACCTTTAGGTGTGATAGTTATAGTATTGTTTATTGTAGATATTAATCCTGCAACAACTAAACTGTTAATTATATTCTTTACAGTTTCAATATCTAATCCTAATATTTTTGCAGCCTTTTCGGGCGTTGTTTCGGGTGCGCCTTTTAATAAATCTAATACTTGTTTTTCTGTATCCGTTACAAATTTATGCTTTGCAAATTCAAAGTTAAAAGCTTCAGCATTACTTCCAAAGGTTACAAACTCTTCACTTACTATTGGGTCATCATTGTCATCTATTGCACTACCCTCAAATAAACTAAGAACATAGTCAGTCATATCAACTTGTTTGTCAAACTTACTAAATTGAGCTTCAGGTGTTGCAAATAAAATATTAATGTCTTGGTCGCTTAATCCGTAACTATTCTTAAGCATCATTGCAGCCACCTCTTTAGTAGTCTTTTGATTGTTAACCTCACGAATTAATCTTTTAATATTAATCCATTGTTTGCCGGTTAAGTTCTTTAAATGCTCATTTACTTGCGTTTCTGGTATCTGTGCTAAATCACCGTCAACTGTAACTTTATCTTTAATATCAATGCCTAACTTTTTAGCGTAATGCTCACGTAAAGTATCTAAATCAAATAGTGATTGAAGTAAAGCAGTATCAAAAGGTAAATCAACATTAGCAGGTTGTTTCTGTTTTATTTCTAATAAAGATAAGTCAACACCGTTAACGGCTGCTAAATCTTTAATAATGTTTAAGTGTATTTCTTGTCTATGCTCAATATAACTAAATAACCATCTTTCAAACTTTTGTAAATAAATAGTGTTATCACCAATGTTAACCGAGCCATCAAAAATAGCCGCTAAAGCAGGATCTGTTCTATGGGCTGTAAAGATATTTTGTTGTGAACGTTTAGCAACCTGCTCAAACATTTTATCTAAATCGCTTTGTGAAAACGTTGTTAACTCAGCTTTTTGACCGCCTTTGTCAACAAAGTTAAACATCATTTTACCGGTGTTAGAACTTCCTTTGAATTTACGGTCAAAGAATTTAGCGTATTTTCTTTGCTCTTCCTGAGTTGGCTCACCGTTAAATAAAGATAACATAGCACTTGCAAACATTCCATTCTTTAAATGTGAATAGTTAAAGTTAGTTATCTCAATATTTGTTTCAATATCTTGTAAGCCTTGTTGGTAGTTTGGAGCTGGGTAAATATTGCCAAACTCCATTGCACTCATTACTTCTGTTTTGTAGTAAAGTATTTGAGTTCCTGTTCTTATGTTAGGGTTAAATATTGGATATTCAATAAATGATTTATGCTTATGTGCTTGGTCATTTACACATCCATTATCGTCAACCCATTGCTCACAATAGAAAAGAGTTTTACCGTCTGGTGAACGTCTAAATTTGCTAAATTCTTGGTTATAAACCTCAGCTATTTTACCGTTAAAATCGTAAACTATTTGTAAAGCAATACCATCAAATATTTCAAATGGTGTTACGTTCTTTCTAAATAAAGAGTTCCAATCTTCAAAGCGATTAGCGTGTGATAAGAATTTATCGTATTGCGCTTGCTGTGCTAACGTTAATTTGCTCTCGTCATAACATAAGCCACGTCCATAAACATGGTCAGCCTTAGCCTTTATAATAGCACCGTGAACGGCATCTCTATTGTATAATTCTAATAAGTAATTAGGGTGTGAGTTATGCTCACCCCATTGTAGATATTTACCACTAGATATTTTTCTAATAGCAGGTTGAAACGAGCTATCAAATTCAATTTGTAAAAGGTTACCGACCTGTGTTATATTATTGCCCATTTGTTACGATTGATGTTCTTACATCTTTATAATAAATATTAGTTACCGATGGTGCTTTCCACCACGCCTTGCCATTTCCAACTTCACCTGTTAACGTTCTAATATCTGTTGTATTTATATTTGCATAATTGAATAAGGCTGCATTAGCCGATTGATAAACGTAGAATGAATAACTACCATAGTCATCAAATAAAACGCTGCCAGTTAAAGGCACAGCTGCTCCAACGGTTATAACAAAACGTTGCTTGTTATTGTCTAAGTTAGTGTAAGTACTTGTACACGCTACTTTGCGACCTGTATTATCATTAATGAATACAAAGACAAATTGAGGATTTGCAATAGTTGAATTTTCCGTTACCGAAATATCAATAGTATTAGCCCCTGTTATTAATTGCATCATATACTTATTAAATACTAAAAAGTTACAAATGTTACTAAATAAAAAAGCCCACCTTACAGGGTGGGTCTTACATTTATATTTTAAAGAATTAATTAAGCAGGTATCAATAGTAAAGCAGCTAAAGCAGTTGGTACAACGTTTGCAAACGTTCTCTCTTCACCTGTTAACACTATTGTATATCCAGAATCATCATTACCCATTGCACCACTTGCAGCAGTTGCAGTTGTAATTCTCATTCCGAACTCTTGTCCTAATAATCTAAATGCACCGTTCTTATCTTTAACCATCCAAATAGTATCTTGCTTTGCTAACAATAAAATTTGTTGAGCCACAGCAGCTTGTTTCTTTGGAATGTATAAATTCAAAGTAATTGCATTCATTAATGTTCCGTTTGTATTAGCGGTTAAAACCTCAGTCTCATTCGCTTTACCATAGTCAAATTCAAAACCCCACATCTTTTTACCAGTTTGTAAAAATGATGCTACGTTAGTAATACTACCACTTGCAGCGGTAATAGTTCCTTGTGTATAGTTAGAAAATTCTACGGCATAAACGTTTGTAAGTCCGGGTGAACCATCTCTACAATCTCTTGCTATTCCCGAGGTTATCGGGCAACTTGATAATGCCATGTTTTTATATTTTTTTTAATTAAGAGGGGTAAACTTAATTACCCCTCAATTTATTTATACTCCTAAATACTTGTAAACTCTTGAAGGGAATGCGATTTGTACTCCTAGTTTCCACTCAGCATGGAACTTTAAGTTTTGATCGTCATCTGATTTCCAAACTTTGAATTTCTCTTCTTCGTTTGCCATGTCAGTTCCGATGTACATGTTTTCAGGCTCGATAGCGTAGATGTAATTTAAACCAGATAAACCAGCAACTTCAACAATTTCAATGTTTGCACCTTCAGCATACAATTTACTTTCTTCACCTGTAGTGTTAAACAAGTTATCAGTACGTAATTTGAAACGGTATGTTGCAGCCATTTGAGGTGACATTAACATTTTTACAGTTGGGTTACCTTGGTAAACGTCATTGTTAGCAATAACTAAAGTAGCTAAACCTTTGATAACAGTACGGCTATTAGCTTCAGACCATGCAGTACCTGAATAAGTACCACCGATTGTAGCAGCACCAATGATTTTTACAAACCCATCAAAACGATTTAAGTAAGCGTTTGTTGAAGTTGTATCACCTTGCCATAAAGCAATTTCGATATCTTCTTTAGCTTGTTGCATAGTGTCATCGATAATTTCTTTGCTATAAGCTAAAGAATCATAATCACCACCAGCAGCTAATTTCTTTTGAGTGAAATACGGCTCTAAGTCACGCTCACACCAAAGCATATCAATTTTAGTTTTACCTACTGTGATAGTACGTTGAGTAATTGTAG